CCCCGGCTGCCAAGCCAAACTGCCAGGCCGCGCGTTCGGCGACAACAAGTCCACGAAGGATTTGAAGATGCCGTATTGCCGCGCGTGCATGGCTAGGATTGTCCGCGAGCATCGGGTGCGCGTGGGTAAGACGCAGCCGGGCCGAAAAGTCGGGCGCCCAAGGAAGGCGGCAGCGCCATGAGCGGACGATGGCTCACCGAGGCCCAGGTCGAAGCGCACCAGCGCAAATTAGGCAAGGTGTCGCTCGTGACGCTGGCGGCGAAGGCGAGTCTTGCACCGGCGAAGCTGGCAACGCGCAGCGACTTGGAGCAGGAGCTACAGCGGCATTTGGAGGACTCGGACTTGCCGCCTGCTCAGTTTGACGTGCCCTATCTCGTGGGCAGCCGTCACCGGCTCGATGTCTGCTGGCCCGCGCTGAAATTCGGTGTGGAAGTGCAGGGCCTTCAACATGGCATCAAGGGTCGATTCAAGCAGGACATCCGCAAGCGTGTTTTCGGTCAACTTCAGGGCTGGCTTGTAGTCGAGGTAGATGGAGAGTCAATCCGCAATGGTGATGCCTTGAGGTGGATTCAGCAGTTGATAAAAAAACGGGTGCAGAAGGGAGAAAATTGGACGCCACTCTAGAGGACTTCCGCGCGCTTCTGGGCGTCGCGCAACTCGCGGCCGGTATGATCGTGAGCACCGGCCAGCAGCACGCGCCTATCGTCTTCGGCGCCAAGATCGCAGGCGCTGGCAAGTACGGCCTCATGACGCCAATCCTGTGCCAGAACGAGAAAAAGAGCGACCTCGTTGATGCCCGCAACCTGCTCAACGTGCTGCTATCGAAGCGCGTAATCGATATCGGCATCTTCGTGTGCGAATCGTGGGTGCTGAGCGAAGCCGACGACGCGGCGCTAAAGGACGCGGACGAGAACGGCCTTGAGCACAACCCGAAGTCCATAAGCGGCATCGTGATGATGATGTATTCGCGCGACGAGGAGCATTGCGTCATCAACCCAATCGAGGAAGGCCCGCCGCGCAAGATGGTGCGGGGCAACATTAAACCGGACGGCGTGGTCGAAAGCGGCAGGATGTCGATGTACGCCTGAAAGTGCTAGCAATTCGATTGCTGGTCCTGGGGACAGGGGTAACCGCTAGGTGCCCAATCACCGAGCGGCCAGCACCATCCATCCACCGCTATTGGGAGCAACATCATGACTTTCAAGCACAAATGTGAGCGCAAGCTGAAGGGCGAGCACAACCACTGTTCGAGTACTTCAACTCGAATCACGCCTTCGAAAAGCACAGAATCGGGGAATTCGGCATTGACCGCCGGTGCGCAACTGTCGAAGAAATGACAGCCAAAGGCATGAGCATCAGTAAATCGGGGTGGTGGATCGCATCAACCATGTCGGACAAGTTGCATCAGGAATCAAATCCTAGCCCGACTGGAGACGCCTAAAAGGCGTTTTCGACCATTGATCGGGCTGATCTGTCATCCAGGCGCGAAACCGCCCAAAATAGCCATGATTTGACATCCGGCGCCATTTGTGGCAAAAATGCGCGCATGTTCAAGCCTTTGCACGATTATTTGCTCGTTCGGCCCGAGAAAACGCCGGAATTCTCGCCGCTGATCGTCATTTCCAAGGACCGCATGAACCGGGGCACCGTCGTCGCCGCCGGCCCCGGCAAGTGGTTGCGAATCAAGTCCGGGCTGATCCACGAACCGGAGTCCGGCGTGTTCCTGCCGAACACGGTGAAGGTCGGGGACTTCGTGACCTACACCGACCTCGATATCTTCCCCAAGTGGCGCGAACGCGATGGGGCGGAGCAGTTTGTACTAATCCAAGAGGCTGACGTTTGTTGGATTGAGGAACACGAGGAACATGAATCAATCGAAAGTTATGTCGAGCGCGTGCAGCCGTTGATGGAAAAAATGCAGCGGATCGCAGAACAGGAGCAGCGCAATGCCGCTTGACGACAATTCAATCGTTATGTCATTTCTTTCGCGGCACACGGGACTACCTACGGATAAATGGGAGTTTTCTGTGCGCGCGTACAACGGCGGAAAAACATTTGTTCTCATTGGCGCGGCAAACCAGGGTGGTTTTCCAAGCGGACCATTTTTTGATATGTCTTCCATGCGTGATTTAATTGAGTATGAAAATGCCGCTTAAACGTTCAAAATCTCAAGCCGCATTCAAATCCAATGTCCGCGAAATGGTGAAAAGCGGGCACCTGGTAAAGCAGGCTGTCGCTGCTGCATACGCTACTAAGCGCAGCGCGGCGAAAAAGAAATAACCTGAATCCAAAATCTTGCGCGATGCATACATGCCATTTGAAAAAGGCAACAAGTTAGGCGCACGTCCGAGAATTTTTGATGAGGAATTGCGCAAGGCAATCGCTCAGGATGATAGGAAAAAAGTTCGCCGCTGCGTGGTGAAAATGATGACGCTCGCAGCTAAAGGAGAGCCGTGGGCTACAAGAGAATTGGCAGATCGCCTGGATGGCAAAGCGCATCAATCGGTTGATCTTTCTAATGCGGACGGCACGGCGCTATTTTCCTCGATTGAACGCGTTATATTGCAAAAGCCGTCGAAGTGAATACGCTTAGCATCGAAACCGCGCCGGCATTTGAACCATTGCTTCATCCGGCCCGTTACAAAGGCGCATACGGCGGACGCGGCTCCGCAAAATCCCATTTCTTCGCCGGCCTGATGATCGAAGAATCGATCATGGGAAAACTCGATTGCGTGTGCCTGCGCGAAATGCAGAAGTCGCTGCAATTCTCCGTCAAGAAATTGCTTGAACTGAAAATATCAAACATGAACGCGGGCGCATATTTCGAGGTACAGGACAAGCGCATTCTATCGCGGCACGGCGGCGTGATTATCTTCGAGGGAATGCAGAATCAAACGGCGGAATCCATCAAGTCCCTAGAAGGCTTCGATCGCGCCTGGTTCGAGGAAGCGCAGGCGGCAAGCCAGCGCTCGCTCGATATGCTGCGCCCGACGATACGCAAACCGAAATCGGAAATGTGGTTCAGTTGGAATCCGAATCGCAAGACCGACCCGATAGATGCGCTGTTGCGTGATGAAAATCCGCCGCCTGATTCAATTGTGGTCTCGGTGAACTACAGAGACAATCCGTGGCTTCCTGACGTGCTTATATCGGAGATTGGTTATGACCAGCAACGCGACCCGGACAAGTTCGCCCACATCTGGCTCGGAGGCTATCAGCAGCATTCCGGCGCTAGAGTTTTCACCAACTGGCGCGTGGAGGAATTCGAATCCCCTGATGGTGCGCTATTTCGCATGGGCGCAGATTGGGGATTTGCAAACGATCCGGCTTGCCTCATTAGAGGATATATCGAGGGGCATAAACTCTATGTTGATTATGAAGCGTGGATGATTGGCTGCGAAATAGATCAACTGCCTGACCTGTTTGATCGCGTGCCGGAGTCGCGCAAGTGGTTCATCACCGCAGACAGCGCGCGCCCGGAGACTATCAGCTTCATGCAGCGGCACGGCTATCCTAGAATCAATCCGGCAATCAAGGGTCCGAAATCGCTTGAGGAAGGCGTAGAGTTTCTGAAATCGTTTGACATCGTTGTGCATCCACGCTGCCAGCACGTAATCGACGAACTATCGCTCTACAGTTACGAAATCGACCCAATGACGGAGCAAGTGCTTCCAAGATTAAAGGATAAGCACAATCACACAATCGACTCGCTGCGCTATGCCTGCGAAGGGATGCGTCGGGCAACGAAGCCAAGGCCGCAACAGGTTGAAGAGTCCTTACCGCATCATTGGGCTGGATAATTATGAACCATGCTAGACATGAATAGGCGTGGATTTCTGCGCATCATGGCAGCGGCCGGGGCAACGCTCGCTGTCCCTCCATTCGTTCTGGCCGCGCCTGGAATCATCGTGCCAGACAAGCCGCTTGCTCTAGGCTCCGTTCGAGAACTGGCGCAGTACAGAATAGAGAGTGATTCCTACGTGGTCCGCATAGATGCTTTCAATAAGCGCACCCGCGAACAGCGTCATGTCAATTTCGAGGTCGCGTGCGCAAACCGTCTCACCATGAGGAAACATTATCTCGTTGGCCGCAAAGAGGCCGACGAACACCTGCGCGCGCATCTGTTGCACCACGGCTGGGATGCGCGCGACATGATAGCGTTGCCAATCCCTGATGGCATCATTCTTCCTCCTTGGATAGATACAGCATGAACGAAGAACCGTTTTTCATTCCCGCCTGGGCGACTAGCGCGCTCGGAGCAAAACAGGCGCGTGAAGTTGCCGATGTCGCGCAGGAACTGCAACTCCTGCGCGTATTCTTCCAATCATGGGAAAAATTGCACGCGATCCAGAATAAGCCAGAGAATAAGCACAAGATGGAAGTGGCCGCGCAAACTTTGGTTGATGCCGCCGATGCGATCAGGATGGCGCGCGGTACGGTGATTGAAGGGAGCGCGAGTGCCGGCTGATCCTCAACAAGCCGTAGAATTCATGCGCATGGCGAATGAGGCCGAGTCGCACAATCGTTCCGCCGGCTTGGAGGCTCTCCAATTCCGATACGGCCAACAATGGCATCGTCTCGCAATCCAGTCTCGCGGCATCGATCGCCCGCAGCTCACCATCAACGAGACCAATACCTACGTAAAAAAGGTGACGAACGCGCAGCGCCAGCAGCGGCCGCGCGGCAAGGCTAGCCCACTAGACGATTTCGCGGATAAAAAGGTAGCGAAGATCGTCACCGGCCTCGGGCGCCACGTCGAAGTGAATTCGGACGCGGATTACGCCTACGACACCGCATTCGACTTCGCGGCAACGATGGGGTGGGGCTACTGGCGCCTGCGCACGGATTACGTGAGCGAGGATTCGAGGCTCCAGGATATCTTCATTGATCCGATCGACAACCCCTTTACCGTGTCCTTCGATCCTCACAGCAAACTGCCAGACGGCTCGGACGCGGAGCAGGCATTGATTACAGACTTGATGCTGAAAAGCGTGTTCCGCAAGCAATACCCGGACGCACTCGAATCCGGCTTCAACGAGAACGGCGCCGGCAACAACGACCCAGACTGGATCACAGATCACGAGATACGGCTCGCGGAGTATTTTTACGTTGAGCGCGTGCGCGCGAGATTGGTTTATCTCTCGAACGGAATGAACGTATGGGCGGACCGACTGCCAACAACCGACGTGCTCGCCGCCGCCGGCCTCACTATCCAGGGCGATCGCCAAAGTTTCAAGCGCACCGTGCGCTGGTGCAAGCAGTCGGCATTCGAAATCCTTGAGGAAAAGGACTTGCCGGGGCGCTGGATTCCAATTGTGCCGGTGTATTGGACGAGCGTCATCATCGATGGCAAGCGCATCTTACGCGGTTTGGTCTATGACGCGATGGACCCGGCGCGGATGAATAACTACTGGAAAACCCAGATGACGGAATTACTCGCACTCGCCCCGAAAGCGAAATGGCTGATTGCCGAGGGACAGGACGAGGGACACGAGCTTGAATTCAAGAATGCGAATCTGTCCGCTAATCCGGTATTGCGCTACAAACAGACGGACCTTGCCGGGCTGCCTGCTCCGCCGCCACAGCGGGTGCAGGCAGAACCGCCACCGCAGGGATTCATCGAAGCCGCTTTCTTGGCAAGCCAAGACCTGTCTCGCGTGATGGGCGTATTCGATCCGGCAGTGCGCGGTGGTGCGCAGCACAAGTCGGACAAGACGCTGAATGCGGAGCGCGGCCAATCGGAAAACACGAACTTCGACGGCTACGACAATCTCACGCGCAGCATCTGCCATTCGTGGCGCATCATGCTCAGTTATTTTCCCGTGGTCTACGACACGCAGCGTGTGGTGCGCATTATCGGAGAAGATGGCCGCGACGAACTCATTACGCTCAATCAGAAAACGCAGGCGCAGGATGAGCAGGGCAATGCAATCGTCAAGGTGCTGAATGATGTGACCGTCGGCCAGTACGATGTGGTGATGCAGACCGGGCCGGGCTACGAAACGCGGCGGCAGGAGGGCGCTGCGGCAATGCTTGAACTGCTCAATACGCCGCTTGGGGAAAAGATCGCCGCCACTGGCGATGATCTAATTGTGCGCGAAATGGACTTCAACGGCGCCGATCAGATTGCAGACCGTTTGGCCGCCGCCAATCCGCTTGCCCAGATTAATGAAAAAGACGATGTGCCGCCGCGCGCCCAAATGCAGATCAAGGCGCTGCAGCAGCAATTACAGCAAGCCGGCCAGCAGATGCAGGCGATGGCGCAGGAATTGAAGTACAAGGGCCAATTGGAACAAATGAAGCAAGATGCAGAGACCAAGCGGGCGCTGATTAAGGCTACTGCCGATGCGCACGATACCGAAACGTGGTCGCAAGAGGAACGCGAACAGGTGCAGTCAGTCGAGCGCACGCGGATGAATGAATCGGCGGCGGATAATCAGACGAAGATTCTCGTTGAGGAGATCAAGGCTCACGTCGCGTTGCTCTTGGCGAAGATTGACGAGCGATCAGAGAATAAGGCGCGTGAAGGCGCCGAACGCAGCGCAACGCAGTAAGTCACCGGAGGAATACATTTATGAAGGATCAGCACACGCTTATTGCCGGCTACCGCGATCTGACGCAAGCCGAGATTGACTTGATGAACGCAATTAAGGCGAAGTCGGTAGAGCTCGGTACGCTTGTCGAAACGATGCGTGCCGATAAGACGCTCGATCAGCGTTGGGTATCCATTGGAGCGACCGACTGCCAGACCGGAATCATGGCGCTGATTCGTGCCGTTGCGCGGCCAACTACTTTCTGAGACGGGAATCATGGCTGAACCTGCCGAAACCACGCAGGAAACGCCTGCCCGCATCGGCGCAGTCGAGGGCAAGCCGGATGTGACGCTCGTTACGTCAGAGAACTTCGACGCTTTCGTCACGCAGCAACTCGGCCCGCCGGCCGGTGTGACTACGGACGAGAATCCGGACCCAGAGGCCGAGGCCGCTGCGGCGCTGGCGGAACTGGAAGCGAAGAAGGCCGCCGACAAAGCAGCCGCAGAGCAGCCCCGCGAGGGCGACGAAAAGGACGGCAAGGTCTTTTTCAAGGGCAAATTCGTCGGCAAGCACGATTTTGCGTATCGTTTGCACGTAAAAACGCAGGAGACCGAGGCCGCTGCGGCTGAAAAAGTAGCCAAAGCCGCCAAGGATGCCGAAGATGCCCGCGCCGAAGCCGCGAAAGCCGCGAAAGAACGCGACGAGTTAAAGGCGAAATACGAACCGCCAAAATCCACTGAAATCGGGCCGGAACCGCAGCCGGCGCAATTCACGGACATGGCAGAGTACGCCAAGGCCCTGAAGGAATGGGCCGGGCAGAAGGCGCTAAACGAGGCCAAGGCAGCGCGCGATACCGAGCAGGCTGCCAAGGACCGGGAAGCGGCTACAAAGTCCTGGAATGCCCGCCTGAAGGCTGCGCAGGACGCTTTGCCGGACTATGCCGAGAAAGTTGAGGCGAGCTCGGTCAAGGTTTCTGACGAAATGCGCGACGCGATCATCGAATCCGAAGTCGGGCCGCAGATTCTGTACCATTTTGCCGAGCACCCGGAAGCCGCTGAGGCGATGGGCAAGCTCAGTATCAAGGCGATGCTGAAAGAATTCGGCAAACTGGAGGACAAAATCGGGAGCGCGGGCAAGCCGCAAGGCAAAAGCGGGAACGGGGCTGCGGGCGCTGCTACCGTGGCGGAAATCAGCAAGGCGCCGGCGCCGATCAGTCCACTAAAGGGTGCCAATAGCCCGCCTGGGCTGAAATTCGATGCTGCCGGCAATTGGCTTGGGACGCCGGAGGAATGGCGCGCGGCCAGGCTTGCGGGAAAAATAAAGTAGGCGTATAAGCCAGTTATGCAAGGCATTTACTCCATTCGGCATCTGGCAAGCGGGAACTGTTATGTGGGCAGTTCCGGCAATTTGTCATTGCGATGGAGCCAACATAAAAGCGCAATTCGCAAGGGCAAGCATCCTGCCAAACACATGATGCACGCATTCCAGAAGTACGGTTCGGACGCCTTTACGTTCGAGGTGCTTGAGGAATGCGATGTATCCGACAATGCCGCGCGGATCGAGCGCGAGAATCATTGGATTGCCAAACTGAAACCAGTTTTCAACCTCGCTCCGGTTGCTGGATCGAATCAGGGCTACAAGCACACGGCGGAAACCAAGACAAAGATGCTAGCGTCCAGAACCCCGGAACTGCGCGCCGCGATCAGTCGAGCGCAAACAGGTCGCGTCAAATCGCTGGAAGAAATTACAAGGCTTTCGGCATCATTGATGGGCCGCGTCAGCCCGCGCAAAGGCGTTACGCTTTCCGAGGAAACGAAAGCGAAGATTTCGAAAAACCGAACTGGTATCGCGCGCAGCGCTGAAGCAAGCGCAGCAGCAGCGGCATCAAATGCCGGCAGAAAGCGCACCGACGAACAACGTGCGAGAATGTGCGCGGCGCAAAAAGGCCGTACGTTCTCGGATGAAACCAAAGCGCGAATGTCTCTAGCGGCATTGGCGTACAATGCAAGAAAGCGTGAGGCGCAAGCCCTTACGCTGTAGCGTGTCAGTTCCCGCGACCTGGGCGTAATCAGGGACTTTTCGTGAAGCTCCATGTAGAGGCAGAGCGCAAGACAGGCTTTCTTTCTAACTTTTTGGAGCTGCAAATGGCAGTCGATACGCTACTCACCATTGACCTCTAGCTTGTGGTGACTAAACCGTCCCTGATTGACTTGGACGCCCGGTAGCGGGTTACAAGGGGCAAGCAAGCGAAAGCTGTGCAGCCTGAACGACTAAGTGGGATGGCTCCGTAAAGGAGATGCGATAGTCTGATCTGCGCTATAACAAAAGAAGGCGCAGAGGAAAATCCGAAGAGGTTTTCCCGCCGCGAAAGCGGAAGTAACAAATGAAGCATGATCACGAACGAGGCGCTGATGGTGCTTCAGAACGAGCTCACGTTCACGAGCAAGGTTACGCGCCAGTACGACGATTCGTTCGCCATCGACGGCGCGAAGATCGGCGACACGTTGAACGTCAGGCGCCCGCCGCGCTTCATCGGCACATCGGGGCCTAACCTCAACGTGGAGGACTTCAACCAGACCAGCATCCCGCTGGTAGTGGGTGATCCGACGAAATACGGCGATCAGTTTCACGTCGATGTGGCATTTACCACAAAAGACCTGCGCCTTTCGCTTGGCGCGTTCTCTGAAAACGTGATCGTCCCGGCTGTCGCGGCAGTTGCAAACCGCGTGGACTTCATCGGCCTGCAAATGGCGAAAAACTCCGTCGCCAACATCGTAGGCGTGCCGGGTACGCCGCCAACTTCGCTACTGACCTACCTCACTGCCGGCGCCTTCCTGACCGCCGAGGCCACACCAAAGGACCGCACCCGGACCGTGTGCATTGAGCAATTCACTTCCGCGACAATCGTCGATGCGCTCAAGGGCCTCTTCAATCCGCAGGACAAGATCAGCAGCCAGTACCGCAGCGGGCGTATGGGCACGGACTCCGCGGGGATGGAATGGTACGTGGATCAGAACATCAACAATCAGAACTTCGGCTCCTGGGCGGGCGCAGCGGCATCAACTCTGACCGCGCCTTCGACCACGTTCGGCATCGGCGCAGGATGGGCCGCAACAAGCACGTTCGTTCTTACCGCTGGCGCCACGGTCACGCTGCGTAAGGGCGATATCGTCAGCTTCGCAGGCGTGTTCCCGGTCAATCCGCAGAACCGGCAAATCTACGGGAGCAAGCCGCGCACGTTCGTCGTCCAGAACGACCTGACGATTACCGGCGCATCTACCGGCACACTCACGGTTGCGCCTGCAATCATCTGGGCCGGCCAGTTCCAGAACGTGAGCATCCTCAATCCGAGCGCGACCGCGGCGGTAACGGCGCTGTCCCTCGGCGTATCAGGCGTCGGCGTGACGAGCCCGCAGAACATTCTGTTCCATCGGTATGCGTTCACGTGCGCGATGCCGGATTTGCCGATGGTGGGCGGCGTGGATATGAGCGCGCGGGCGAGCAGCAAGGAATCGGGGATGAGCATACGGGTGGTTAGGCAATATACTATCAACAATGACCAACTTCCAGCTCGCTTCGATTGCTTGTTCGGTTGGGCCGCCCTCTATGCAGAGTGTGCATGTCGTATTGCTGCATAATGCCGAATTGATTCACTATTCGGAATGACCATGCTAACGACTGAACGCCTGCGCGAGTTATTCGATTACGTTGTCGCAACAGGCGAACTAGTCCGCAAAGTTGCGATCAGTCCGCGCGCAAAAGTGGGCGAAGTAATCGGCTGGCAGCATCCTGACGGATACCGCTATGCCTCTGTCGATAAGCGCAGCTATCCGCTTTCTCATCTCGTCTGGCTCTGGCATGGCCGAGATGCCGTGCCGGAATTGGATCATGAGAACAGGTGCAAGTCCGATAACCGCATTGAAAACCTACGCGAGGCAACGCGCGGGCAGAACATGCACAACATCGGCCTTGCGAAAAACAATACATCCGGCGCGAAAGGCGTGTCCTGGAAAAAAGACAAGCGTAAATGGCGCGTGCATATTGGCGTCAATGGCAAGCGAATTCACATTGGCGATTTTGAAGATTTCGAGTTTGCCGAACTCGTCGCAATCGAGGCGCGCGCAAAGTATCACGGCTCTTTTGCGAATCACGCGTAGGAACCCATCATGGCAGCCTCAGTCACAGTCACCAACGGCGCGGCAAGCGGGCAGCTCACGGTCAAGCTGCAAACCGCGAACGGCGATCCAGTCGGCACGCCTGATGTAAAAGTCGCCGCTGGCGGCAATACCGTCGTCGTCATCAATTTCGATCAGCGTATCGTCGTCACCACCACTACCCCGTAGGAGCACATTATGGCCGCACCGAATTCCCAACTCTCGACCCCATTGCAGAACTTGTCTGCAAACCAGGCCGTGCGCCTGCTCTGCTACGCGCTCAACGTGTCTGCCAATACCGTTGCCGATACGGTAATGCCGCTGATTGACACATCGAAATTCAGCGTGCTCTATGTCATCGTGACCGATACAACCGCGTCGCTCGCGCAAGCCCTTGGGGGAGTCTTTACCGGCCCCGGCGCCACTGGCACTACCATTGTCACGGCGGCGGCTCTGTCTGCGGCTACCGATGCAACCATCGTTGTGCAGCAGACCGTCGCATCGACCGCCGTGGTGACAAACGTGACGAATCTGTACTATCGCGTGACGGTGGTCAATACGGCGGCAGCAAACTTTGATGTATTTTGCTACGGCTTCGCCATGGACAATTTACCGCAATCTCCGTAAGCCGATCTGATTCCCGCTGACACGACAATCTTTCAGGAGCCACTATGCCAACGACTGGACGCACACGCGGAGTTGCGACGGCGGTAGACGAGGCGAAAGTCGTCACGTTCAATTATGTGGCAGCGCTGGTAACGCAGAAGTTTTTTACCGCAGCGGCGCCTATGCTGGTTGTTGACATCACGGTAACACCGCGTGTTGCCGGCAATGACGCGGGTGTTGTCAATCTGGCGTTTTTCAAGGCCGCGTCCGGCGTTGCCGTTGGCAGCGGCACTCCCATTACAGCAGCCGCTGCGGCAAACCTGAAGGGTACGGCGGACGTGAATCAGGTGCTTACTCTGGTATCCGATCCTGCCGCGCTCACGATGCAGGTAGGCGATTCGCTTGGCTACGTGCTGACCGGCACGGCAACTCTTGCCGTTGGCTGTGTGACCGTCACCCTTGAGCCCGCATGATCGCGTTCAACCCTACCGGAGCGCTGCTCAGTTTCACGGCTGCGGTGGTGCCCCCAACATCGGTGCAGGCGCTCAGTTTGAATGGCGTGCAATGTCCACAGGTTTGCCTGACCAACGCTGACGGTGCGATTGACTGCGTAGTCGGATGGGGCGCAACTGACGCAGCCGCCAAGTACGCAGCGCTCAATCCAACGATCTCGCTCAACTGCTACTATCTTTTGGCGCGCAGTCAGGTTGTCGTTACTACCGGCGACGATATGTTTTTCTCAGGCGCGACAGCGTCAGCGACA